AGGTGGTCCTAGCATGACCACTCCTGATAACGGTGTGTCTGAAACCGTACCTGCTGGTAAAGTTGGTTTTAGTGTCAAGGCTAACAAGCACCTCAAAGTGTATGGCGAAATGTCTGCCAGCTTGAATGAGGGCACCAATGACTATGGCACCAAAGCCGGGGTCAAGTATTCTTTCTAAAGTAACGTACGTTCATCCCTTCGGGGACGCATGACGCCACACCATGGAACGGGGGTGTGGTACTTCGGAGTATTTCAATGCCAAACGTTGAACTGCAAGCTCGCGTCAAAGAGCAGAAGGCTGCACAAAAGCAAGCCAAGCTGAAGTATCGCGGCGTTACTTACATTAAATCTGGCAAGTAGACTTTTGGGGAGGTGCAATTCCTCCCCTGCCTATTGGCGTTGGCCCTACGGGACACCCTTCGCCGTCTAGACGGTGGGAATAGACCACATTAAAATCTATTATTAAAAACATGCCTAGATCACGTTTCGGGAGAGGCGCTATTGACCCTACTGATGGTTCGGTTAATGAGATGCCAACTACCTTCCGTGTCCTTTATCCAACCCACAACTCCACGGATCAGCTGTTCATTCCTGGTAACCAAGCTGAAGGGGATAACCCTGATAGCGGTTCCATGGCTCAACGGCTGGCTGACTGTCAAAACCTAGTTGGCGTCGATACAGGTGATAACAACATCGGTGTCGCTGTACAAGCTAATACTCTTGCTGATTGGTAATTAATTATGCGTATCCCTGCAATCTATGAAACTTCCCGTGGTGAACCCACGGATGAAAATCCCACTGGTCAACCGGTTTCAACCGTGACTGATTACGGTCGTGACCTGGGTGTTGGTTATGTTGAAGGCGACACCTCTTTGGCTGTCTCTACCAACAGTGACTACACTGCCAACAACTTTCCTGCTACTGTGAATGGCACTGCCACCACTTATGCTTGGACTAAGACTGACACGACTACCACCACCACGTTGACTAATAACACTGCACGTGTGTGCAACTTGGCAGCCAACGCTACTGCTGGTTCCTGTGTCCTTCAGGTTGTTGCTACTAACGCACAAGCTGACAACTCCCCTCACACTGAAACCCTTACTATCACTGTTGCGTGATACGTTGGGAGAGCACCTCAGAGTCGGACTCTCCCTTCCTTTGGCTTTTGGCCCTACGGGATAACCAATTGCCGAACGTTCGGTAAGACGTTGAATTTTACCACAAAAAATTTTCAACTAAATATCTTAGAGCTCTAAGAGACTGTAAAACATACATTCTCTACATTACAATGGCAACTTTTAACGTACCTACTTTTGCGAACAATGAAGTTCGCGGTACTTCCTTCGGTTCTGTTAACCGTAACCCTGGTCTGGGTCGCACCGGTTTCGGTGATACCGTCACCATCAATGGTCAGACCGTCAGTGCATACGACGCTAAGTATGCAACTTACCTGAAGCTCTTTACGGGCGAAATGATCAAGGCGTATGAAAGCGCTACGATCGCTAAGGGCACCGTTCAAAGCCGTCAGCTCCGCAACGGCAAGGCTGCTCAGTTCATCTTCACCGGTCGCATGTCGGCTGAGTATCACACCCCTGGTCTGCCTATCCTCGGCTCTGCTGATGATGCAGCTGGTTTGGGCAGTGGTATTCCCGTGGCTGAGAAGACCATCGTCATGGATGACCTGCTGATCTCCAGCGCATTTGTCTATGACCTTGATGAGACTCTGGCTCATTACTCCCTGCGTAGCGAGATCTCTGCTAAGATTGGTCACGCTCTGGCTGAGGCATATGACAAGAAGATCTTCCGTACGATTGCTCTGGCAGCACGTGAAGCTCATCCTATCTCTGCCGCTCCTGGTCCTGAGCCCGGTGGTTCTGTGATCCGTCTGGGTGACAACAACGAGTATAACGCTCAAGCCCTGGTTGACGCCTTCTTTGAAGCCGCTTCCATTCTTGACGAAAAGAATATGCCCAAAAACGGGCGCACGGCTGTCCTTTCCCCTCGTCAGTATTATGCGTTGGTCTCACAAGTAGACACCAACATCTTGAACCGCGACACTCAAGGCACCAACCTGCAGGCTGGTTCCGGTGTGTACAGCATTGCTGGTATTGACATCAAGCGTTCCAACAACCTGCCTTTCCTGGCTGGTACTGTGAACACTGTTGAAGGTGAGAACAATGACTACAGCGGTGACTTCTCTAGCCACGCTGGTCTGATCTACTACCGTGACGCTGCTGCTTGCGTGGAAGCCATGGGTCCTTCGATCCAAACCTCTGGTTCTGACATCAAGACCATGTATCAGGGCGACCTGGTTGTGGGTCGTATGGCTATGGGCTGTGGCACTCTGAACCCTGCTGCCGCTATCGAACTGCAAGCTACCTGATTTAGGAGACTAACATGGCTATTACTCCTGGAACTAGCCGGATTGTCACTCAAACCAATGCAATGCTTCCTGGTGATCACATCGCTAGCCTCACTCTGAACCCTCCCTCTCCTGTAGAGATTGGGCGCACAGTGTCTGGTGGTGTGCAGGACAAAGCTGCTAACGGTGATGAACTCGGCGCAACCAACTGATCTTAATCAATTAATACTATGGCAAACGCTGCAACTGCTGCCGGTGATAACGGTGTAGCCGGAACCCTTGACGGTGGTCTGGGTAACGACTACGGTGCTATCACTGGTACCTTGGCTGGTGGTGACAAAGAGTGCGAAGGCTTTGATGAAGCCATCCGTCACTCCGTTGCTCTAACTCAAGGTGGTACTTTCAATGGTTCTAATGATACCTCTGGTACTGGAACCCGCTCTGAAGTGTTCTCTGTGACCCAGGGACTCCGCTTCGCTTACACTGGTGTTGAGGCTGATACTCCCGCTATCGACCGCACCGTCTGATTATACTGGGGAGTCTTATGGCTCCCCTTTTTCTTTTTATAACTATGACCGCTTCCACATTTAAGACCGATACCGAACTATCCGCAGTCAATCAAGTGCTGGGAGCGATCGGTCAAGCACCTATTACTGAACTTGATTACGCTAACCCTGAGGTCTCCTACATCTACCAACTGTTGCAAGAATGTAATCGAGATGTACAGAGTGAGGGTTACTCATTCAACACTGAAACCCACGTTACCACCACACCTGATGTAAACAATCAGTTTGTGATTGCTGATAACGTCTTACAAGTTGATATGTCAGGTGACTTTGCTAACCGTAATGTCAATGTTATTATTAAAAACGGTAAGCTGTATGATAAAGTCCAGCATACTGATGAGTTTACTAGAGCCAAAGGTCTCTTAAACAATGACGGTACTCTTGATCTTGATTTTGTCTACCTTCTAGATTTTACTGATCTACCTCAACCTTTTAAACGTCTAGTTATTTACAGAGCAGCTACCCGTGCAGCAGCACAGCTTGTCTCTAACCCACAACTAGTCCAGATGCTACAACAGAATGAAGTCCGAGCCCAAGCGTATTGCATGGAGTATGAGTGCAACCAGGGTGACTACAGCATGATGGGTTGGCGTGATGGAACTGTGTGGCATTCTTTCTCTCCTACTGATGCATTGCGGCGATGAGTTCAATTAGTCAAACAATCCCGAGCTATGTTGCGGGTATCTCAGAACAACCTGACCAACTTAAACTTTCGGGTCAGGTTAAAGATTGTGTAAACGCTCTACCTGACGTCACCAGGATGCTGGGTAAGCGTCCAGGTTGTGAGTTTCTACGTGAAGACACAGGAGCTAATGCACACCTGGGTAAATGGTTTGACATTTATCGTGATCCTAACGAGCAGTACATCGGTTCTGTTAGGACAGATGGTACGGTTGATGTGTTCCGTGTTGTCCCTGCACCACTGCGTGACTATGATGACAGTGGTACTGCAGTACAACGCCGGTACTACGTAGTCGTTACTAACGCTGGTTCTGGCTTTACTGCTGGTACTACCAACGATGTAGCTACCACAAATACCACAGATGGAACTGCTACTGGCTTGACTGTCAATGTAACTGTCAATGATGCAGGTGTTATTGCCTCTGCATTCATCAATGATATTGGTGATGATGATGCATATGAAGCCGGTGATGTACTGACTATCACTGGTTTTGCTGGTGCTGAACTGACGTTCTTTGATGGTGCTGCAGGTGAGCAAGTCAACGTCAAGTATGATGACGTTGGTCACTCAATCAATGACTTGAATGAAGCAGGTACCATTGCTCCTACTACTGCTGACACTAACTGTGAGTATCTAGAGCACACAGATAGTGACCGTATTAAAACCCTGACTATCAACGACACCACTGCGTTTGTAAACAGGGACACAGTAACAGCAATGACTGCTGATGTAGAACCTGCATCTCGTGCTGAAGGTTTCGTTGAGATCACAACCCTAGCATTTAACCAGGTATATCAGTTTAACATTCTCCGTGGTGGTAACACTATTGAAATTATCTCTGCTCAAACTGGTGCTACTACTGCTACCGTTGAGGCGTTGCTAGATGATCTGAGGGCTAAGGTACTGGCTCAAGGGTTTGGTGTTAAGAAGATTGGTAACGGTCTTTACTTCTCCAGTGGTACTGGTGTAACGACGTTTGATCTTTCAGCTCTGCCTACTACCGTAGGTACTTACAACCATGTCCCAACCACAGCAATCTCACCTACCACTAGCGGTGATGGTGAAGAGTTAACTGTGACTGTACAGCACTCTGCTAGTAACATTACTGGTATCACAGTTGTTGACCCCGGTTTTGGCTATGCTGTTGGTGATACGATTACGTTGACTGGTGATCAGCTTAACACTTCTACTAACCCTGATCCCCCGGATCTCACCTTTACTATCACGGCTCTAAACGATGCAACTACGTTCTCACTAGAGACACCAGAACGTCAGATCATGAATGTCTTCACCGATGAGGTGCAGGACATTACCCTGCTGCCTGACCAGGCTAGGCATGAGTACAGACTGCGTATTGCAAACAGTGGTAACCTTGAAGATGATTACTACGTAAGGTTTGCTGGTGCTAACGGTGATGATGGACAAGGTACATGGGAAGAGTGGCGTGAACCAGGTGTCGCAACAACGATTGATAACACCACTATGCCACACATTATGTTCCGTCAGAGTGATGGTTCATTCCTTGTGTGTCCTACAGAGTACGCACAACGTACGGTAGGTGACACGCTCACCAACCCTACACCGTCTTTCATCGGTAATACAATCAATAATGTAACTCTGTTTAGAAACAGGCTTGGCTTGTTGTCTAGGCAGAACTTGATCCTAAGTCGCCCTGGTGACTTCTTTAACTTCTTTGTATCGACTGCACTAGCTATCACTGCAAAGGATCCTATCGACCTGTCAGCTGCGTCACCTAACCCAGCTACCCTGTTCGACTCTATTGAAGTTAACACCGGTCTTGTGCTGTTCAGCCGTACTGAGCAGTTCATGCTGACTACTGATAACGATGTGCTGTCACCTGAGACAGCTAAGATTAACTTTGTGTCGTCGTTTAACTACAACGAAAACGTTAGCCCTTTCTCTCTTGGTACTACTATTGGATTTTTGAATGATGAAGGTAGTAACACCCGACTATATGAAATGGCTAATCCTCCTAGAGAGGGACAGCCTGAAGTTATTGAACAAAGTAAGATTATATCGAACCTATATCCAACTGGTATTAACCGGATTGCTACATCTAAAAACAATACTATTGTACTAACTGTTGCTTCTGGTAGTCCAGATATCTTTGGCTATCGATACTATAACACCACGGAGAGGCGCCTACAGTCCGCCTGGTTCAAGCTTAGGATGAGTGGGGATGTGATCTACCACACCATCATCCGAGACACCTACTGGGCTGTTATACGTAACTTAGACACGGCTGCTAATCCTGACGTTAATATCGTTACCATCCAAAAGATGGAGCTAAAACAGAACGATGGCACTGTAGTAGTCAACAACGCTACACAAGGTATTATTACGTACCTTGATAACAAACGTGAAGTACCTCATGCTGACCTGACATATAATGCAGCTAACGATGAAACCACGTTTACACTGCCTTGGACTTATGATCAAACTAAGTTCAATGCAACCACGTTTGCAACTGGTCTAACTGTATTCCAACTTGGAGAAGGTGCTGATGGTCGTGCTGTTGATCTTGTATCAGCCGGTGGTACTCCTGCTCGCATTAATACAATTGATGCAACTTTCTCAACCGTTACGTTGCGTGGACGATGGGATGAGCAAACCGATATTGCGATCACTAATGCTGCTACTGGTGCTAACCTAGGAACTGGTAAGTTCACTGGTCTTGGTACTACAGGTGGTACAGGCACAGGTCTGCTGTTAGCTGGTGAGGTAGATGTAGATGGTAACCTTAGTACAGTACAGATTGTTAACCCTGGTTCAGGGTATACCACAGGTGATGTGGTTACTATCGAAGCTTCTGCTGGTACTGCTACGACTGCTACCTGCACACTGACCATTACTGAGCAGAGCCTATTCGTAGGTTATGCCTATGAGATGGATGTACAGTTCCCTGTTATCTATCCTGTCAAAGGTGCTGGTGATTCAGCTAGATCTGATGTACAATCTAGTCTAATTATACATCGTTTTAAAGTTAATACTAACTCTACGGGCACTTTCCAAATGGAACTTGGTCGTAAATATAGAGATACATTCTCAACCACACATGAAGCAAAGACGTTTGACTCATATACAGCAGACGCTATTGCTATCGGTGATGTCGATGAAACCGTAGTCGCGTGCTATGACCGAAACACTAATGTGGATTTACATCTTAAATCTTCTTATCCCCTGCCAGTTACTCTTATTTCTATGACTTGGGAAGGAGAATATACCAACAAGAATTATAGGAGAGCGTAACTATGGCAGTTATTACAGGCGCTGCACTCCTGGCTGGCGGTCTCCAAGCTGGCATGGGAGGCGCCAAGGCTATTTTTGGTCAAATGGGACGGCGAGCTAAAGCCGATCGAGACCGTAAAGCGGCAATGAAAAAGTATGAAGCGCAGAAGAAATCGCTTTATGCTGGACATCAAAGAGCTGTTGATAAGTTTCTAGGTGATGTTCAATATACTGAGCAACTGTGGAATGCTAAGTTCCAACAGGGGATGGCTGACATTCAGTTCACCAACCAACATGCTGCAGATACTTACTACCTACGACAACAACAACTTAATCAACAGTTCCAACAACTAGCTTTTGAAGACCAAGATCGTGCAGTTAGATTTGCTAAATCACAAGGTGTCGCTGCTGCTAAAGCCCAGATGGGTGCTACAGCAGGACGCTTTGATGTAGCTGCTGCTGCAATTAAAGGTCGTAATGAAGCTATCCAGGCACGAGAAGTGACTGGTATGATCGACTCATTTGATAAACAGAGTGAAATTAACAACCGTGTTAACGCACATAAACTAGATAACATCGGTCGCCGTATGGCTATCCTGCCTCAACTTGGACGTGCACCTGCTGTACCTACCATGCCTGAGAAACCCAGTGGTTTCGGTGTGGGTCAAGGACAGATGTGGATGGAGATTACTGGTGCTGTTGTTGACGGTGCTGTAAGTGCTCTGAAAATGTCACCTAAAGACCCAGGTTTAGACTTTAAATTAGAGGATACAACTAATTTCTCTGGAGCTTTTAAATCTGGAGCTCCTGACTTTTCAGCAGCTTTAACTGGGCCTGACACTAGCATGTATCAAGTTGCACAAGGAGGATTTAAATTCTAATGAAAGATTTTGAAGGACAACGTAGATTTAATCCTGCTAAACTGCCTACCCTAGGTGAACCACTGCAGACCCTGGACATCACACCACAAATCTCTCAAGCTTATCGAGAGAGAATGCGGATGGATGAAGGGTACATTCGATCCCTTGAGCAGAATGAAGATCAGGAATTTAAAAATCTAGACATACAAACTGCAAACGCTGAGCGGAAGGCTGCACAACAAGGTGAGTTTATGAACTCATTAGTTGCATTTGCACCTAGCCTGGTAAAACTCGGTCAACAGCAGATACAAGCAAAAATTAAAGAGGATGAAGTTCAGGGTAAAATGAAGAAGTTCGATATGGACTTCTCAGATATTGCTGAACTACCTTATTATCAAGAGCAGATGGCGGCATTGGCAGACTCTAAGCTGACCAATGATCAAAAAGCAGCCGAAGCTTTTCGCCGTACTCAGAATTATGAATTAGCTAGAGTATACAAATCATTAAACGCATACGAACGTGTAGGATTTGCAAAGGCTTTTCTTGCAGAAAAACAGGCTGAGTTTCCAGCGTATTTATCTGAACAGATGACGTCTAATGACGATCTAGAAATCACTGTTGGAGGCGCAACCTTTACTCCTAAAAGAGCAAGAGGTGATGCACAAAACTCTGCCGCTGCTAAAGCATTATACCGTAAGTTTTTGATTGACAACGGTATGACTGGTATCAATGATTTCTTTTTAGAAGATTTTTTTACCGGTGGTGAAAATGGTGCTCGTAATTCTACATATAAAATTGTTGCTAAACGAAATAAATTTGATGCTAAAATAGATTCTGAAAATAATCTAATTAAAGAAGTTAGTGCAACTGCTGCTGAATTAAAAAACAATCCTCAAACAGCTAATATAACTAACCTTATTAATGCTGTAGGTTTGTTACAAGATGATAACGGTTTGCCAATTCGTGGTGCGGATATGGCTACTAAAATCAAAGAACTAATGCAAGGTTACATTGATTCTGGTGTGTTGCGTGATCAAATTAGTGTTGAAAATGTATTAAGAAACACACCTGATCCTGTGACTGGTGGTACTATGCTAAGCCGAGTACAGATGGTCGGTGCACTTAAACTGGCTGTTACTAAGCGTAATAAGGCAGACTTTAGTGACTTTGTTGCTTCACAAAAAGCTGCATATTATGGACCAGATGGTTATCATCAACAAGCGATGGCTGCTGTTGAACGATCTCGTGCTAACCCTGATGATCAGATTACTGGTGATGAGTACCGCAAACTTCAACGCATTGCGGTCAAGATGACTGGAACTACTGACAAACGGTTAGCTGACTGGTGGAAGCATGAGTCAGAACATGGTCAAAACTTTGAAGAGAACTTACAAAACATTAAGATGCTGGCAGACCAAGGCTATGGTCTTACAGTTCAGATTGTTCGTGATGCACTAGGTTATACTCCCCAAGCTGAGCAGTACATTAATATTGCTAAGAGCCAAGCTAACAACCAGGCTCGTACCGGTGGTTATTCTTACTCTTATAAAGTCCTACGTACAGCTATCCAAAAAGCTTCTGGTTATGCTGGTAGAGACAGTGAGCAAGTCAGTGGTAAACAAGCATACTTGCTAGAAGATCTACATAGACAGGTTAAAATTCAAGCTAACCGTTTGATGACGGAAGAGCCTAATACATACACAGATGCTCGACTTGCTGAACAGGCTGCTACTGATATTGTGCTTAATTCAGCGTACCAGAATGGTCTTACACTAGAAGGTAAGATGAAAGGTTTGAAGTATTCATCTGGCTCAAACAATGAGTTTGATACATACTTCGGTTCTGACGCTGTATCATCTCGCCGTCAAAGCGCTACACAGACTGTAGCTCGTATTCAAAAACAACTGACTAGATTTAACGAAGACCACAAAAAATTTGGTCTTGATTTGAATACACCAAATGCTTATGTAGACCCTGCTGATTTACAGAAAGCTGCTGAAAGTTACTATCGCCCAGATGGTAGTTTTAACCCTGATTTTAGAATGCCACAAGGTGTCAAGCAACTAAGTGCGCTGATGCCTGAAATGAATCAAGTTCAGATTCTACAAAAACTGCTGCAAACAAATAATATTAATGCAGTTGGTGCTGATGGTAAACCTATTACCCTTGCTCCTCCCCCGTCAATGGACCCTAAGTTCAAACCTTTGTATGAAAAGGGTGGTGTTGACGCAGAAATTTTAGGTTTGTATAACAATGCCCAATCTACCCTTGAATCAATTCGAGTTGGTGCTTCCAGCCCTCGCGGTTTCCAGTCTGCTCGTATCCCACAACCTGTGGGTGACAGACTTGTCAAAGAGGCTGAGAGTGCAGGACTTTCCCTTGCAACTGTAGCTGCACTCGAACAAAACGAAAACGCCTTCCAACAAGGCGCACTCCCTGACGGGACAATGGCGAAACAGCGTAACCCCGCTCGCCTAGCTGAAGTTAGAAATACGCTTGCTACTAATGGCATTCAGGTCGGTCACCCTGACTATGAGAATGCTATGATTGCAGGTTCTAAATTTGGTGCTAGTAACCTCCAGTTTACGAACGGTAGGTTCACACCTTCTGAAGATCACAGCAAGTTTATTAAAAATATCCGTACACAACAAGCAGGTCTAGGTGATCAATCTATGCTGGCTCAACTGCCTTTGATCCGTAAAACATTCCATCCTGACACAGGTTATGGATATGCTATGCAAGGTAAGACAGATCGATTAGGGCGCCCTGCTGTGATGACACAAGAGGCTGCAACAGCATTTGACCGTATGGTTCAAGACTCCGGTGGTAAAGTAAAATATAGTG